GCACCGGGTCCGATTGCGATGTTGCCTGGCCCACGGTGGGCATAACGCATAGCTAGGAGATAGTGTGTCTAGAGACTTTCGCCACGGGATGAAACAGAACGCGAAAACTGGTTTCAAGAAATCAAAGCGCGAGGAAGTGGCGCCACGGGATATCAAGCTCCCGTCTAAACAACAGCGTGAACAGACGCTTCGGCAGGCCGTGCTCCACCAGGACCAAGAAGCGTTTGAAGATTATGACGAGCCCGATGTGTAAAGACAAAGACATGACGGATTATCGTGAGAGTAACCCCCTCGAAGAGGGATTCATTAGCGACCAAGACGAATTTGAGGCTATGCGGGACTTCGCGCAGCACATGCTCCACATGACAGACCCAAATGACATCTTGGACACACTCCTATTGATTGCGAACGTGTGCGAAACTCGCGCTATGGGCGCGAATTCTGTGCCCGACATTGCGGAATGGTACCAAAAGGTGGCTATTCTCATTCGGGTATCAGTGGACTCGCTCCAAACCACGTTTGCACTTCCCAACGCGAAGATTGAGAATCCCGCGTTGTATTTTCCCGACATAAAGGACATATCATGAGCATCATGGTGAATGGTATTGAAGTAATGATGAGCCAGCAGGACTTGGACGCGCTCTTGGCTCCTGTAGATGCTACGCTCCTAGCGGGTAGCACGATTTTAGAGTATGGGTCCGGTGGGTCCACGTCCATATTCGCGGACAAATTGGGCTTCACGCATAACTTGTTTTCCGTTGAGCATCACAAAGAGTGGTTTGAGAAGGTCGGAAAGCGACTTGAGGGACACCCCAATGAAGAGCGCATTGCCCGAGTGCTTGCTGGACTATCATTTCATATCGGCATCTACAAGTTCGCTCGTCCTGAAGAGGAAATGGGCGCGGGTGCGCGAGAGTATATCTGGGCGCCAGAGAACGCAGTAGAGTGGTGTAAGGTTGGGCTTGTTCTCGTAGACGGCATCTCCCGTGGTCCGTGTCTTGCCTATCTCCGCACACGTCTCAACCCAGGGACGCCCGTATTTCTACATGATTACGTAGGACGGGAAACGTGGTATGACTGGGCATGTGACCTGTATGACCGCGTCCAGGTGCACGACCTGATGCTAGAGATGCGCGTTCCCCTAGAAAAAGAGACTCTGATTTCTGTGCCACTCGACCTTTCGGATTTGACTAAATAATCCGAGGTACCTATGGCAAACAGACATCCCCTGGCGATGCAACTTCCTTTGCTGGAAATGGGCCCCGCACAGGAGAAAAACATGTCTGAAGGACGACGGGAAGAGGACGAAAAAGATTGGGTCGACGCGCATCCGGGGTTTGATTTTGGTGTGTATGATGGTAAAACGCTGTTGAGTAAGCACCCGAACATTCCGCAGGCGCGTCGTGCTGCAAAGAAGGCTATTGGAGATGATACGGACATTCGCGTAAAGGACATGCACGATACGTCCCGTGTATATTTCCATGAAGGTACGGCATAGTCATTATCTTGTGATAGGAGTCTTATGAAAATCGCTGTGGTTGGTGTGGGTGTGGTCGGTAGCCACATGGTGAAGGATATTGAACAGGCGGGAAACGAATGCGTTAAGCACGACATTCGCCATTTTTACTCATCAAAGGCAGAAGTCAATACTTGCGAAGCCGCGTTCGTATGTGTGGGCACGCCAGAGTTGCCAAACGGCAAGGCGGACCTCTCGTCGCTTGAAGAGGTGTTCTCCTGGCTAGAGGTGCCCGTGATTATCGTGCGGAGCACCTATCCACCCGGAGCCGTCAAGCATTCTGAGAACGCGGTTTTCTCTCCAGAACTGATTGGTGAGGGCGTCAACGCTCCGTATAATCACATGCGGCAGCCCCCGTTCATCGTCATTGGTGGAACGGAACAGGCTCGCAAGGAAGCGACCTACATCTATTCGGCCATCTACAACGCGGAGTGTGAGGTTATTTTGATGGACTACGTGACCGCACAGATGGTCAAGTATGCTGTCAATACGTTCCTCGCTACGAAGGTCACGCTGTCAAATGAGTTCTACAATATCTGTATGGCGGTCGGCGCGGATTATCAACAGATGATCAATGCGGTGGGACATGACTATCGCATCGGGCGTTCGCACACTCAGGTCTTTCCTGATAACCGCGGGTTTGGTGGACGGTGTTTCCCGAAGGACACTTCTGCGTTACTGGAACATGTCGGACCGGACATTGCTCCGCTATTGGCGGCGGTTCGCAGGGTCAATGACGAACAGAGAACTTACAATCGTCCTCTCAGAACAAGAAAGAAATAAAATGCCGAGATACGACTATCGTTGCAATGAGTGTGAACACGCTTGGGAAGAGGACCATACGATTGCCGAGCGCAATGTGCCAGTCGAGAAGCCTTGCCCGAAGTGCGGCAAGTCGGCAGTTGAAAAATACCTTCCCTCTACGGGTGGTTTGTGTTATAGTGTAGAGAACATGAACCGTAAGGTCCCCGAGGGGTTCAAGGATGTTCTGCGGAACATCAAGAAGAACAATCCGAGGTCCCATATCGGCACAGGATATTATGGCCTTTAGGCACGATGACTCATTGATATTCCCGAAACTCAAGCAGCGCAATTCGTCTGTTGGACGGGTATACCTCGTGGAAGAGGGCAAGCATCTAGGTGATGTTTACCCGTCTATCACACGGATTTTGGCAGCGAAGGAAAAGCCGGGGCTCACGGCATGGCGCAAGCGTGTTGGCGCCAAAGAGGCTGCGCGAGTTTCCCAGGTTGCCACAGCCCAGGGCGGCAACGTTCACAGGTTGTCGGAGTGCTATCTTGGGAACGAAGAGCTTCCCGCGTTTGGACCGAATGTGCAGGAGATGTGGCAACACCTCCAGCCGTGGCTTGCGGAGAACGTCACCAAAGTCTACGCGCAGGAACAGGATGTGTTCTCGCATACGCTTGAGGTTGCGGGACGCATGGACCTTCTTGCGGAATATCGTGGAGAAAACGCTGTCGTGGATATCAAGACGGCGGCCCGCGAAAAGCTCTTGGAATGGGTGCAGGACTATTTCTTGCAGACGACATTCTACAGTCTCGCGGTCTATGAGCTAACGGGAGTCCGGTTCAAAAAACTGGTTCTGCCTATCGTCAATCCATCGGGAATGCAAGTCTTTGAGTCCACCCCCGGCAAACATATAGATGAGTTGTTCTCCCGAATCAACGAGTTCTATGAGACCTATGACCCCGCGCCCAGTTCACCCTTGACACAGAGCGGTGTATAGAGTATAATTACTTCTGATAGCGTTGAAGTCGCTAGCGGGTCGTTTGGACCTCGGGGCAGTACCGAGCCGGTCCACCATAAAATAGCGCCGAACCTCAAGGGAGGTCACTGGGTAGCCAGACGGCGCGATAGCACGGGCCGGAAATAGATTCGACAGGCGAGTTTGAAAGCGATGGAGTTATCCGTCAAGTGCTGACGTAAAACAGAACAAACGTAGTTGCAGAACTACCAATGGCAGCGTAAGCTGCACCGTCACTCTACGGGGTGACGCGGTATAGGGCGGGTACCGGGCAACAGAAACCCCGCCCACTTCAACATATTATGTCCTTTACAGCACACTCATCCGAAGCATTTGCCAAGCATATTGAACATGCCGTCCAAATCCGCCATATGACGTATATGGATGCGGTGCTGGACTTCTGTGATAAACAGAGCCTCGAACCAGACATGATCGTGCCCTTTCTAAGCACCAAGATCAAGACAGCGATTCAGCATGACGCTCAGAAACTCCACCTGATTCGTCCGCGCCGGGAACTTCCCTTTGAGGACTAATGCTTTACATTCTTGCGGGTAACGCGCCGCAGGCGGCCAACTACTGTCGGGAACACAATATCTCGCTTCCTGATGCGCGGTACGTGCGTAGCCCCGAACTTTTGCGGGGTCTTGTCGATCCCGAATTTGCGGTGACCGGCACATTTTGGGACAGTCCTCGCGCTATAGATATTTGGAGAGTGTTGCTCATAGCTTTTATAGGAAAGCCCACACCTCAGGCTCCACCAGAGATTCAAAAGTTTCTTCACTCAACGCTCATCACGAACAATCCGGTGACCTCGTGTGTTATGCCCACATCCTGCACTGCTGGGTTTATGTCGGTCCCCGGAGACTCCGAGTTGGAACCTATTGAAGAACCAGAGCCCGTCGTGGAGAAGAAGAAAAAGAAGAACGGGTTCAAGAGTATTCGCAAATGAAAAAGATGTTATGTGTTATTGCGTTCGTGTTGTGCGCGGGGTGCTCCTCGGCGCCAGTTCCCTGTAACTGCCCACCTGTTCCACAGACGGAAGTTCGGTGGGAGTGGGCGCTATGGAGCATTAGTCCGTTTTCGCCCAGAGAGTTTATAGAACAGGACTGGTTTATAACACGGGCGCAGTGTGAGCCGGCTGCCGCAGGAAAGACAACCATGGAAATGACCGCGACGGAGAAAGTGCCCGGATATAGACCAAATGTTTGGTTCTGTGCTCCGCGTGGGTCAGACCCGCGCCCGAAGGTGTCGCGTTAGTCTGGGTATTGTTCGAGGATTTCTCGCGCCCAGGTTTTGAGATCCACTACCCGCTGTCCTGATGGGTGCGATGAGTTCCAAAGTTCGAGGTTTTCGAAGCGGTTGTCGTTTCGTATCCCGTTTTTGTGATGGACGGTTTCATGTGGAAGAAGGGGCCGACCAAGGTAACGGGACATTACGACGGCATGTTCCAGTCGTTGGTAAGTTTTGGTTGGGTTAGATGGTGCGCCGGGATAGTCAGGGTTTGTAAGCAATACATACCCCTCACTATTGATAGAGCGGCCGCCCTTCCAGTTTTGATGGTCGGCCCCGCGACGGGCTTTGGTGATAGCAGTTTTATGGCATCCACAACTTTGCGTTACTCCACTTTTCAACGCTTGGGCAGTTACAAGATGCTCGTTTCCACACTCGCATTTACAGCGCCAAGTCGTTTTGGACTGCATACGCGAACCATAAACTTTATTGGGGCCTCGCTCGACAACCATAAGTTTGCCAAATACTTTACCCGTCAAGTCTGTAAAGTTATTCGGCGGGTTACCCGGCAGGATGCGCCCTCGTATGTCTCGTTTCATAGTGTAGTTCCTCTGGTTTCTATTTAGGGTTTGTATGACGGCTGAAACAGCGTTCAAGTTTGGTAGATGCTATAAGCTATTTTACCAAGGCAAGTATGACTTCAAGAAATACAAGGGGAACATGAAAATGCCGCCCCTCATCAAGCAGCCCGACCGGGTGTATTACCATAAGCTCGTAGGCAAGCTCACGGACGCGCAAATCCATGCCTTGTTTCTGGTCGGGTATTTCTTTGCACCAAATTCACATATCTCCAACCTCGTGAGTCCCAAAGGGCTCTCCGCAGGGGTAGAGTTTGCCACGCGGGGTGAGAAGGGCCGAGAAGGACTGGAACATGACCTGTATGAGCTTTCCAAGACATTGGCGGATAAGGATCTGGACCAATGGCTCTATGGTGAATGGATTGACGGACAGCGTGCATCCATGCCTGAGTGCATTCAGATGACGATCAACGGAGAGCTTCCGTTGGACCTGGCAGCCATGCTTCTGTTGATTCCCCAACCTGAACTGCACTATAACTGGACTGAGCATTTCGCGGATACCGAGACGATGGGGCTTGGCATCGGACCCTGGATTCAGCGTCTCAGGAAGATGGACCAGATTCTTGTGCCACAGCGCCCGGGATGGCGGATGTTGTCGTTCTATCTCGCAAAGACGTTCTGGGTGGCGATGGCAGGACACAATACAGGAACGTTGGCACCACAAGGAAATTCCGACGCTGCCCATCTTTTCGCTTGACTTGCTGCGATAAATGTGAGACAATAGTTTCATGCTGCCACGCTATACGTCGCAAATCGTCAATCTTGCTAATACATATTCACAGGCGACTCGCGCCAAGCACGTTGGGCAAATGTCTGAACTGTTGCAGGAGTATCGTCAGTCTACGTCTGTGCCGACGGTTGCGGGGTTCAAAGTATTCCATCGAAAACGTTGTGGGATTGTCGCCCCGGAGGCAACTCGCAAAATTTACGAAATGCTGAATCGTATGCGTGACGCGCTTCAAGACGTGACACCAGAAATGGTCGCAGAGTGGGTAAACGACTTACTCTTTGCTAAGACGTTTCAGGGGCTTACGATTCAGGATAAATCCTGAAGCAAACAAGTGAGACGTATCGTTTGGCGACTCCAGATGAGGAATCGAGGGGTATCGATGGATGGAGTGACGGCGAGCCCGTTTCCATCAAGCCCATTAGTTACCGAAAAACGTTAGCTGAAGCGCGAGAAAAAATTCGGTACCGTATCATTTATTATCGCGTAAAATCCGATGGGTCATATGTCATTGTTGAATAAGATTGTGTGCGGTGACGCCGAGGTGGTGTTGCGGAACATTCCTGATGCCAGCGTCGACCTCGTCATTACGAGCCCACCCTACAACTTCGCAATGAAATATGACGAACATAACGACAACGTTGATTGGCCAAGCTACTACGCAAAATTGAATGTTGTCTGGAATGAATGCGCCAGGACATTAAAGGACGGAGGCCGAATCGCTATCAACGTTCAGCCCAACTACAAACTTTACCATCCGACGCATCATACCATTACCACGTATTTCCGTGAACAGGGGTTTTTCTGGCGCGGGGAAATTGTGTGGGTTAAAGCGCACTTGAGTAAGCTGACTGCGTGGGGAAGTTGGAAAAGTCCATCCTGTCCATACCTCAGTTACCCCTTTGAATTTATTGAGGTGTTTTCAAAAACGACGCTGAAACACGCCGGCGACTCTGCTAATGCGGATATCACGAAGGACGAATTCGTCCGGTCAGTAAATGGACTATGGAATGTCGCTCCAGAACGAGAAATGAAGTCGTTCGGGCATCCCGCTATGTTTCCGAAAGAACTTGTATACCGCTTAATTAAGTTGTTCAGTTATCGCGGAGATGTAGTGATGGACCCATTCAACGGCGTCGGCACAACGACATTGGTGGCCGCCGAAACCGGCCGGTCGTATATCGGGATTGATGTGTCGGAAACATATTGCCAAATCGCCGAACAGCGAATCGCCGCCATCCCGCTCTCGCTATTCGCTTGACTTATAAATAGAACAGTGATACACTGTGTATGTTCACGGTGAGTTGTGATGAGACACAACAATATACCAATACAAAAATACGGAGAATAAGACATGTCTAGTAACTTTTCCTCACTGCGCTCTTCGCGCAAAACCCTGCTCAACAAACTCGCCGAGGAAGTCAAGAAGGAATCTGCCAAGGGCGGAGCCAACGACGACCGCTTCTGGAAGCTCACTGTTGATGCCAAGACGAAGATTGGCTATGCCAAGCTGCGTTTTCTGCCAGCCCCGAAGGATGAAGATATCCCGTGGGCACGGTTGTTCTCTCATGCGTTCACTGGGCCTTCTGGCTCATGGTTCATTGAGAACTGCCTGACGACCCTCTCGCGTCCCTGCCCGATTTGCAAGGACAATACCAAGCTCTGGAACAGCGGCGTAGACGCTGAAAAGGACGTGGTGCGGAAGCGCAAGCGGAAGCTCCAGTTCATCAGCAACGTCCTCGTGATTGAGGACCCTTCGCATCCTGAGAATAACGGCAAGGTGTTCCTGTTCAAGTATGGTGCGAAGATCCATGCGAAGATCATGGAACTCATCGAGCCGGAATTCCCCGACCAGGTTCCCGCAAATCCGTTCGATCTGTGGGAAGGCTGCGATTTCAAGTTGAAGTCACAGTCGGTTGCCGGATACCAGAACTACGACAAGTCCTCGTTTGAGGCGCCTTCTGAGTTGTTCCCCGGCAAGGATGACAAGAAGGAAGAAGTTTGGGCAGCGGAGAAGTCCCTGCTCGAATTCACCGCGGAAGGTCAGTTCAAGAACTACGATGACCTTGCCGATCGGTTCGCCAAGGTGATGTCCGGTGACGATGCTCCACGCACCGCTGCCGACGCTGTGAAAGCATCTCAGCCGACGGTTGAAGATGCACAGGACGCGGCGACTGAGGTTCAGAAGACGGAGCGCAAGCTACCGGCTCGGACCAAGCCTGCCGCAGCAGCGACCAAGAAGCCGGCTGAAAAGTCGGATCTGGACCCGGCACCTGACGGGGATGATGATGCCGCAATTCGGGAATTCTTCGCGGATATGAAGGATGACTAGGTTGCACGTTTCCTAAACGTGCTGGTGGAGGCGGAAGAACGAAGGGGCTGGGTCATGAGACTCAGCCCCTTTCGCGTTTAAGAACCTCGCTAGCGTCACGCCAAGCCCTCTAGACAGGACTGTTGACGCCCTGCACAGTCTGGAGCGATGCGTTTGGGTTGCGCGGGTCAATGCGGGGCCCCTGCACAGTAGTATTCGTGTTGTTTGTAATCACATTCGTCACAATGGGAGTCTGAGACGGCATACTCGTGGCGGTTGTTCCCGACATAAATTGCGCGTATTCACCTGCTCGGCGAGATACTAAACCGGCGTCTTCTACCAGACCGCCGGCACCTTGAACTTTCGCGCTTGCCCGAAAATACTCTGGCGTAACTGGAAGCCCCTGACTGACACGTTTTGCGAGGTTTGCTCCTGCTCGTTCACTATTCCATGCTACAGATACCATTGAATCAAACTGGTCCTGCGTAACGGGTGTTGTTAAATTACGGCGGATGATGTTTCCATATTTCCCATCAATCTGTGCGCGAGCTTCCGCAAGCAAATCTGCTTCGGATTCAGTTTGGCCTTCATGCACAGCCTGACCACGGAACGTGTGCATACCAGGACCAATTGCCCAGCCGTTCACATCCCAATACGCCTTCTTAACAAGACCCCCTTCCCGCCGAATCAGTGCTTTGAGTCCCTCTTCCGACATGGTCATCTGTTTTGAGTCGGCCATTTGGCGAGAAACTTGTGATGCAGGTTCCGTAGCGGCTGGTTGCCGAGTTACTTTCTGTGCCTGCATCCGCTTTTGATAAAGGGTTCCTGGCGCTTGCTTATAAGCATTCGGGTTAAGCCCCATGCGTCGGGACTCAGCAAGCTCATCCTGTGCCTTTGTGGTGCCGTTACTATCACCCAGCGTGCGTAAGAACCCGCCCTCAGGAGCGAGCGTTGTCTTCGCGCCTAACACCTTACCCACGTTCTCCTTTAGATGAGCAGCGGCGGCCACATCGTCTTTGATGCCCTTGCCGCCCCGTTTGAGCGCGGGATATTCGTTCTGTAAATCGCCAAGTTTATTGGTGAGGTGAACGAAGGAGGCAGCCTGTGCGACGAGCACTGCAACCGGTGCGGCCGCAGCCTGCGCGAACGACCCAAGCGTGCTTAACATTCCCTTGGCCGCAAGTATCGCGGGGCCCGCATAACGAGAAACCAAACCACCGATTCCACCTTCGGTAACGTTCTCCAAAAAGCTCTTGACTCCGCCACCGGGCCCGCCTTCACCAGCCTTACCGACTTTGGACTTTCCCTTTGCGCCAAAAATTGGTCCAGCCCCACCAATTTTGAATTCGTCGGCCCGTTCCTTAGCTCGATCTTCGCGCTCTTCGTCGGTAAGTTCTGTTGCCTCTCCGTTTGCTAATCGTGTAACTTGCTTGAGGATACCTTTGTCTGTTTGAAGAATAGCATTGAGTGTTTTTGCCGAAGCTCCAGCTACTCCGGCGCCGCCGGCGGCTCCCCTTCCCCCAAATAATCCGCGGCCCGGTGTGTTTTTTCTACCTCGGTATGGAGTAGTTTCATCTTCATCGGGAAGCGTGGTTTCGCGCAAATCGGCCGCAGCCTCAAGTTGTGCTCGTTTACGTTCTGCCGCACGTTCACCAAACCTGGCATCAAGCGCACGACCAATACCACGTTTGATAATGCTATCACTCCCCGTCAGATTTTCGATAAAATTCTGTTTGATTCCCTGTACCTTTTCCCTGGCGACATTCTTGAGTGCTTGCGCGGCATGTGTCTGGAACTGTGAGAACTTCTGGCAAAATCCTAAGAGAACTTTGAGCCCCCGTTCCGCATCATGTTTTACATCATTATCAAGTGGAGCATCTTTGAGATGTGTGATGGCTTCATTGAGAACTTTTGCGGTCGAACGCAACCCGGCCATAGACCCCATGCTTGCCTCAACCGCCTCACTATAGGGGTGAATAATCGCTAGGGCTCGACGGTTAAACTGACCGAGAACCGCTGAAAGTTCTGAGAACTCTTTTTCTGGACCAGACTTTCCATGTGCTTCTGCGGTCCCACGAGCTTCGCGGGCGGCCAAGAGCATAGGATTCGTTCCTGGGTTCAAGTAATCTTTAACGGCCATGTTTGCGTCTCATTTCGTCTTCTTTTTGCCGTGTCCGTTCGTCGTCCATCCACTGCCGTAGGAGTAGGATATACAAATCCTTCTCAAATGGAATCATGTTGTCCATTTCCGTGATACTCCACCCATGGTATTTCATCAATGCGAAGTTCATTTTGTAGTAGTTCGAGAGCGTGTCATGGCGACACGCTAGACGAAAAAATCCAATAACCCCGAAAGTGTAATGTCCTCAGTGTAACCGCATTTGGAACACCTGAACTGAAGTGTGTGCACCATTCGAGGCAATGTGTCAAAGAACGCCCGGAACTTGTTTGCTGTTACAACGGGCAGCGTCTCTACGAACGTTCGTATTTCTTCGGGAGTGCTATCCTTCGCCTCGTGCACCTCACCGGTAGTCTCGTAAATGCTCTCAATACAACTGGAGATGAGTCCCACACTATCCACTTCGTCATCTACATCATCAAGCACGTTGATATACTTTGTGGTTGGATACCGCATGACGCATCCCAGGGTATCCGTGAGCATCACCTTTTTGGTGTGACCCTTTGGCACAGTTAGTTTGATGTCATCCAAGTTGATCTGCATGACCTCGATGTTATGACAGATACCATCGGGAGCACCAAGAGGAAGTTGCCCTTCGGGTTTGTTCTTGCACTCGTAGCGAAGCTCTACTAAGTTGTTCACCGATTTAGCACGAAGATTGAGAAACAGATACTCCAGGTCAAAGAACGGAAGCGTATCCACGTTGATTGCGTCAAATGTGCAGTTCTGAACGACCTGTTTAACAGCGCGTTCGATTTCATCTTTGTCGGTACCCTCTTGAGCCATCAACAGAATCTTTTCTTCCTTGACAAGATAGGGACGATACTTCACTGGCTTAGAGATGCTGTGAAGTTTGACTTCATATGTTGGGGTCACGACTGTCGGAATACTCATAGCTCACCTTATCCTATACTGTGCGGATTGCTGGCGCCAATATCAGTGGCGCGGTTTCTACAACGGTTGCTTTTTCTGTAACATTGGTGATATCTGGCGGCGGCTCATCTGGAACTGATAGCCCACCTGGAATTACAAAGTTAGCAGATTCCTCTGGCATGGTGGTAAGCCCCGATGGAGGTTCGTTCATGAAAAAGTCTGTCAAGTCAGTAAGAATCCGCCACACACTAAACGTAAATCCTACACTCAATTTTGTGAACTGGTCGGGAGCGCCCCACGATACGTCGACCGAATCTACGAGTTTGGGATAGACTCGTTCAAACTCATAGGCGATAGTCGGATGATTTTGCCGGTCAAAGACTCCAATTTGGACGGTTCCATAATACCCATCTGTCGGCCCTGTTCCCGAGAATGTAAAATCTCGTGGGGAATCTCCGTATCCCTTGCTGACATCTTGGATGAGGTTTTGCCACGCATGAAACACACGCATGACAGGATTGTCGCTTCCGTTGAGCGGCGTGTTGAACACACAAGAGAGCGATGTGAATTCTGTGTGGAATGGAAACTGCTCCGTGAATCCATATTGCGTCATTTCCGTTTCCGCAAATGCGCGGTCGGGAAGCTTTGTGGATTCGCAGATCACACCTCTTCCCAGCCAATGCTGTGCTTTCTGCATTGAGCCAGTCAAAACAAGCGCCTGTGGTAGCGTCACTTTGCAGACAAATCGGCTACTCTGTTGGAAGCCGTCTACGAATTCGTTGATGAACGCGCCTAGGTTTTTCATTAGAATTGTCGCTCCGAGTTTTTCCAAATGGCGCTGGCGCTTTCCTTTGAGAACAACTCAACAGGGAGCCAGAGTGCGATGTCCCATTCCGACTCTCCTACCTGGAGCATGGGAGAACGGAGGTTCCTCATGAGGTACCGGCGATAGCAGGGACGGAACTGCTTATACTTATTCCCGGTCGCCAACCACTCATACTTGAATTTTATACTGACTTTGAGAGGGTCCGTGTTCTTCTGCCGATGCTCGTAGAGATTATCAAACAACCAAGCGCGCCAGTAGTAGCTCAGGTAGTGAAAATTAATCCCCGTGAACGACTCCTGGTCCCTATCAATCACGAGGATAAAGGGGAATCGGTCATAGAACGGGAGTGTTTCCCTCTCTGTTGGCTCGTAGAGGAAGAAGTAACAGAACCCGGGCAGAATTTTGGACGGAGAGACCACGCGCTTGGTAATCGGCTGCTGCGTCAGATCGGTGAACTTTGGTTTGCCGATCGAACGTTGCCATTGCATCAACTCCGTATGAAATGTCTTGAACCAGAACATCGCACGTTTCTCCATCGGGAGCATTGCGTTGTTCTTCTCGACCTTTTCGCGGAGCGTCTGGAAGATATTCTTTGTTGGCATTACTTGAACCGTCCGAGGATTTCTTGCTCTGTGAGAATCAGGAACTCAACTCCCCGCGATTTGCACCACGTCTCTGCGGCATTCCATTTGGCTTGGTTGATGGCGAAGTCTACCGTTTCTTTGAGAAAGCGTCGTTTCTGAGCTTTTGTTTCAGGAGTTTTGGGTGGCCGCGTTTGCTTTGCGGGCTTGACCTCAATGAGAAACGTCTTGGTATGGCCGGGCGCTTGCTGAATTTTCACGAGGAAATCGGGGAAGTAGTTATGATAGTTGCCGTCATCCGGGCGCACATAGGGGATCTTGACTTCCTCGCTGGACCACTGGACCACACCCCCTCGCGTGTCAAAGTATCGCATGAGGCGCCATTCCAAACCAGACCGGTAGACGATGTTCCCCGCATCCCCTACATACTTCTGAGGGCACTGTGGGTGATAGATTCCCTGGTGATACTTCATAAGGCTATTTAGAACGCACTAAATAACTTACAGAGGTTAGACTTACATGGCTGCAACAGAAGTTCTCCGCTATCCCAACGATGTAACCAAGTTCAATAAGTGGCTCCGCTTTGACGTGCGCCAGGGCCGTCACGTTGGCCGCGGAGTCGTCACAACTGAAGCAACCACACCAGATAAAGTGGTCATGTCTGCGGCGATGTATCTTCCAACTAGCGCATTACGTTCATCCATGACTGTGGGCTACGATACAACAGAATTTTCGGGGATGCTCATGGAACGCGCAGCACAGGCCGCGCAAGATTTGATGGGCGGTCAGTTGGGAAAGAACGCCGAGGCCGCAGCAGGCAATGCTGTTGGGGATTTCTTTTCCGGCATTGGTAAATTGTTCTCGGGAGCAAACTTCGAGACTCTTGGTGAATGGGGAAAGTCCGCACTCTACAATGCGTCTACCGCGGCGCTTGGCACTCAAGTTGAAGCGATGACGGGGCAGAAAGTCAATCCCCGCACGGACATCATTTTCAGCGCCCAGGATTACCGTGATTGGACCTTTGAATACATCCTCATCCCGCGCACACGTCAAGAAGCCGAGGACATCGAATCAATTGTCAACATGTTTCGGTTCTATATGCTCCCCGTCTATCGGAGTGCGGACACGAAACTTGGGGCTTCGGGTGCATACATGATGGGTTATCCCTATGAATGGACGATAGGCATCTATGGTGCTGAGGCGTTTTCGGATGACACATTCAAGCTCGGCACAGACCTACAGCACGGGGGTAATCTGATTACCAATGGCAGTCAGAGTATCAAAGCAAACAAGATTGGCCGGTCGGTGCTAAAGCAATTGGCCGTGGATCAAGCGGGCGGCGGGAAGGTTGCGTTCGTTGGAGAATCTGGTAAGCAAGAGTTGTATCCGCTTGTTACGACGTTGACGCTAACGTTCCAAGAAGTCATCCTGTTGGGACGGGACCAACCCGAGTTGGTGGGCGGCACACCAAGGGGCGGCGATCCGAGAAACGCATAGTCTATGAACTACTTCAAAAACTACCCCGTCATCTCTTATACGTTTGCCGAGGGCAACACCTCATGGTCGTTGAACATCACCGATATCACTCGGCACGTCACGGTGATTCAGGCGGTCAAAGCCAAGATTTCCATGTTCTATCCCTACGTGATACAGGACGGCGAACGCCCAGATAGCGTGGCGACCAAGGTTTACGGTGGACCGGAATACACCTGGATTGTGCTCGTCACAAACAACATCCTGAGTCTCTATGATTGGCCTCTCACCGAAGAAGAGATGGGGCGCTACATCTTAGACAAGTATGGGTCACAAGCCAACGCGATTGCCACGTCCTACTATCTGACTGTAGACGGGGATTACGTGGATTCAGTCACCTACTATTTGCTTCCGGTCGCACAGCAGGGTGAGATTCGCACCGCCTACGAGGACGAAATACAGAAGAACGAGGCGAAGCGCAGTATCCGCGTCATTCCTGCTGAGTTTGTTGGACTGTTACAAGCTGAACTCGAACGAGTATTCCTCTAATGGCTATCCGCACTGAACCCCGTCAAGTCCGATTGAATGCGTGCTCGATCTTTGCACCGGGTCTGGAGAACCGTCTTCCACCAACGCTGGCGGCAAAGGTGGGTACCGAGGGGCTGAGCGTGCTGGAGTTTATCCAAGAAATCAGCGTCTATGAGAGCATCTTCGACAACACCATCAGTGGTGCGGTAACGCTCTTGGAGAACGTGGGGCTCATCGAACTGGTGCCTATCGTTGGTGTAGAGTATCTGTGGCTGTCTTTTGAGGTAGATGACGATACACTTCCCGGGCAGACGCGCAAGTTCACGCGCATGTTTCGCATCGTCAAGGTGCAGGACGTATCCTACCCGCGGCACGACCATCGGCTCTATACACTCCAGCTTTCCACGCACGAGTTTGTATCAAGTGTGTCGAATCGTATTTCACGCCCGTATGATAAGTGGACGTGTAAAGATGCGGTGACGGATATCCTACAGCGGGACTTAGGAGTCACGTCAGACAAGATTGTGGAGATTGAGGAAACCTACGGCAAGGTCTCCATTACAATCCCCAACTACACGCCCCTGCAGGCGATCAACTTTTTCACGTTGCTCTCACAGACAAAGAACCAAAAGGAAAGCAACTTTGTGTTCTTTGAAACGCTCGCGGGATTCCACTTTACGAGCATTGCCAAGCTCATTACGGATGGGCTCAAGACAATCTCAGACCCCAACCATCGCGTGTATCGGTTCAACCCTGGCGCGTTGACGGGACAGCCCACGACAGACGAGATCGCTCGCAATGCGATCTCCCGAATCTACCAGGACCAAACGTTTGACACCCTGGTGGACATCGCAAGCGGAATGCTCCGGTCACAGATGATCTCGTTTGACTTCATGGCGCGCAAGCTGGAATACATTCAGGACAGTCGCTATACTGACACGTTCCCAAAGACCACGCATCTCGCACCCGGGCCCGTGTATCCATTGAACTATGACCAGGGCGTTTCAAAGGGTGTGCGGACGTTTACGTTCCCGACCAACGCATGGACCGCGAATAGTGTGTGGATGCAGGGGAAAGATGACGCACCGGAACAGCGACTCTACGAGTCTATTGTGTTGCACAATCGGCAGTTGAAAGAGGCGACACACATTCAGACGCTCGTGGATATGCCGGGACACCCGGAGATTCGTGCGGGATACGTCATGGACATTCAGTATCCTTCCACACGTCAAATGTCGGGAGTCAACGCGGGAAAGCAAATGTCTATTCCTGAAACGGAAACACCCCTTTTTAGCGGTCCGCATTTGGTTGTTGCGGTGCGTCACATTTTCATTCCGCAGGGGTCAGGACAACTTGAGTATCGGATGCACCTGAAAGTATGTAAGGATAGCCTCCGTCAAACTATCGGCTCGTTCAAGAGTCAAGAGTAACTATGAATAACGACCCGCAGACATTTCATATCGGGATGGACGGATTCATTTGGTTTGTGGCCGTCATTGAAAGCATTGAGGACCCCGCGAAGGCTGGGCGCGTCAAGGCACGCATTATTGGCTGGCACGATCCAGACAAGGCTGCTGTTGCGACCAATGAGCTTCCGTGGGCGTATCCTGTCATGCCGATTACGACAGCCCGCACGATGCCGAACTATCGCGTCGGGGATTGGGTTTTGGGGTTCTTCTTGGATGGCAAACTTGGGCAGCAGCCTATGCTTTTTGGAGTATTGCCCGCGGTAACGACATAGTTGGTTGGCGTCAGTGTATTATAAGTAGATGTAGGAGAACAAACCTATGTCTGGTTATAAGAGCCTTGTTGGACAGCGTTTTGGGCGGCTGGAAGTATTGCGTCGTGCGGAGAATGCGACAGGGTCCCATAAGACCCAGTTTTTTTGTCGGTGTGACTGCGGAAAAGAACTGCTGGTTAAATCGACGCATTTAACGCAAGGATGGACCCAAAGTTGCGGGTGCTTACGGACCGAGAAGACCCGAGAACGAATGACGGGCCCAAATAACCCGGGCTGGACAGGACAACGGTGGATGCAACATGGATACGCTTTGGTGTGGGACCCGAAGCGACAGAAGCAGATACAGGAACATCGTTTAGTAATGGAAGAGCATTTGGGGCGGGAGTTATTCCCCGATGAAAAGGTCCATCACCTCAGCGGAGATAAGTTGGACAACCGCATTGAGAACTTAGAACTTTGGACGATCTCGCATCCAGCAGGACAGCGAGTTACAGACGCCATAGCACACGCAAAGGAACTATTGCGGCGTTATGGTGAGACCATTTAGGAGAAACCTTACGCCCAACTACGGATTTATTGACGCTCGCACCGCCGCTGAATTGCTCCTTGCACCTGGCGTGCCTCTCCGGCGCTCCTCGATGGACACCAGTTCGCTCAACCTGTCTCTTGGAGGCGCAGCATCTCCGGGCGCGATCACAAGCATGGCACAGGTCACGGGCGCGATTCGCGGGATGCTTGCTGCTGCTGAGATTTCACATTCCACGACCTCGGGATATGCGGCTGCGCTTAATGCGACGTATGCCAATCTCCAGTCAGGCACCGCGATAAGCGCATCTGTCGACCCGATGTTCCTGAAGAACTCCAGCATCGTGGTAGACTTTCCTGGGCTTTCCATTGCGGTGTCCGCGTATGGCTTAGACGTAGGCGCTGCACTCCCAGGTGCGGGACAGTTCGTGCAGTTCTCGGGATTGCGACCAGGACAGATTCCAAGCATATCCATGGCCGCGGCCATTGTGGATCGCAAGAATCAGGTGGCGTCTCTCGCGGCCCGGTTCTCCGCGTCAAGTGCTCAGCCCGTCACCGATGGGGTGCAGCTCGCCGAGAATCCTGTCCGCACAACGTATCCCCTCGCAACAGAACGTAATGTGCCATTGTTCCCGCGCACGTCTACAGGCGGCGCGGTCGCACAGGCGGAAGCCATCGTGCAGGACAAGGCCAAATTTCTGGTGCAGGGAGTTGTCACGGCATCAGGAAAGCCGGGATTCTGGTCCCGCGCCGTGACAACCATTTCCGCGGCCGTGTCTCCCGCGATCAATCAGACAGTCGGGCAGTCCTTTGCGGACACGAACGGCTCTGGTGGTTGGAGCGAACCTGCTTCTCCTTACGCAGCGCAGTATCCTTACAACAAAGCCACCCAAACAGAGTCGGGGCACTTGTGGGAACTAGACGATACGCCAGGAGCGGAGCGTATCCACATCTTCCATCGTTCTGGGTCATTCATCGAGTTTCACCCGGATGGCACCGTTGTCTATAAGAACATGCGCGACGGCTACATGCTCACGATGGCGAACCAGAACGTGAAGGTCGTCGGGCAGTGCAACATCTTTGTGGGTGGGAACACAACGCTGTATTCAAAGGGTGATGTAGATATCCAGACGGATGGGGAATTCAACGTCCAGTGCAAGAAGGACTTCAACGTCTTTGCCCAGAACATCAATCTCCGTGCCAAACAGACGTTCAAGGGTGATGGGTCGACTATCGATTTGCGCTACATCAATCTCCCGTCGCAGATCATTCCGGTCATTGGTGGACTTGCGCCCAAGGTCAATCTCGCCGCGCTGGCCGCGGACTTCCCCACAGGAAACTTTGCGGACGTGGTGCAGGAATCGCTCGCGCACCCGCTGGACCAGACATCATTGGCAAGCAAACTCCAGTTCAAGTCGGATGCAGAAGTCTCAGCGGGAGAAACTGTGCCGCCAGCACTACCACAGAATCCGTTGAGCAACCCAGCCGCGTATGCGATAGCGACTCCAGCAGCGGCCGCGTATCGTGCGCGGTTCTTTGATACGCCTGAGGAATGCACCAACTTCTCGCTGTATGCGTCACACATCGGATTGCAACAGGTGCTTGGTGATATCAGCATCACTCACGACCCACGACAGTTGAGCGGGAAGCTCACCAGTGTAGTGACAACGCGAAACATCAATGCTGTTGCGTCAATTGACTTCCTTGACTTCAAGAATTTTGCGGGACAGTTCAACTATACTGCATCGCAACAGGTGGGTGGCACATCGTTCGCATATGGAGCTTTGGTGGACACAGTGATCGTTCCCGATGTAGTCTCGACAAGAGCTACACCTGCTGATGCTGCTGTCGCCTTGGGCGCAACTCCGGTGGCGATAGCATTGACCGCGGACACATCAACTCCAGCAGGACAGGGCGTAGTGGGAAGCAATGGCACAAGTGCTGCCGTGAGTATCGTGCCAGAGGAAGTGCCTGCACCAATAGATACTACGACGGTCAGTACTACAACTCCGACTCCAGCAGCAAATGCTGAGCCTGTCGTGATTCCGACCACTCCAGTTCCCGTGACTGTGCCTATTGATGCGGGGCCCGTGACTGTTCCAAGTAGAGGACAAGTGACGCGGGATCGTGATCCTCTCGTTCATATCCAGAAAGACTAAGCATGGCGATTCTCAA